AGTAGCTGTATTTGTAAAGCTTTCGGAAACGAGCTGATATGTCTCGCACATAACAAAGAAATCTGTGCTGTAATCGCGTTTAGATTGTCAGCAAGAATATCGCCAACACTATTGAACAGGACCCCTGCGACAGATTCAGTTTCATTAAGTTCAGGATTAATCGTAAAACCTAATACCCAATCGACAGAGACCCGATACATACTGCACATGACTTGCAGTAGCTCAGCGTCAGGCAATGTCTTGCCGTTCTCCATTTCACTAATACGGTTCTTTTGCTCAACACCAAACAATTCAATAGCAACTTCATGTTGAAGCATCCCACGGCGTTCTCTTGCAAGTGCAAGTTTACGACCGATCAAGACTCGTTTTTCTAAATCAGTTCTTTTAGCCATTATGCAACTCTCCCAGCAAGCCAGTCGAAGTTCACTTTCTTATCAAGCCAATTTGTTTCGTTGATAAATACACATGAAAGCCATACACAACCATCTTCAGTAGGTTCTGCAAATTCGATTTTTTCTTTCACAAAAATGTTGTCATCTTTAAAAAGTAACTCTGTACCTTTAAGCGAATCGATTAGCAGTTTTGGATAGTTATCAATATCAAAGCGCGGATATGTTGATGCACTATAACTACGAGTTTTTCGTGGTGGCTGAACAAGCAATCGAATTTCACATTGTTGTGAAGTTGCTTTCCATTTAAGCGCTTTGAAAATTGGTGCATATATTTCAAAAACTCGACGTTTAAATTTTTTAGCACCAACCGATAAACTATTACGCTGTTTGCCTGTGCTCTCGTCAATCGTGGCACGCCAAATATCATTCGCACTAATGCCATAAGGTAGTTTTACAGTGATAAAGCCTTTACCTGTAATAACTAATCCGCCTGTACTGCCTTGATGCAGTTGATCACCGTTTACAGTTTCACTAGTCACAGCACATGGCAATATGACTTTTTTATCTAAAGCTCGACGTGCGCGTGCTTGGCGATTCGTTTTGGTTTCAAGCAGTGGATGCATAGCAAAGAATTCAGTTTTTCCGTTTTTCGCCCACTGTTCCCATAAATTACGACTTTTACCCATGATGATCACCACCCTTTGAAGCAGTGTTCAACGTATTGAGTTTATGAAGTAAAGCCTTATTTTCAGCAAGGCTTAAGCGAAGTTCTTTCCAAAGCTCAAATGCCAATGCAACAGCTAATTTTTGATAGCCATCAATTGAATCGTAGGTAAATACATCAACTCCATATTGATTGATCAAAACTGAATATTGCTTTTGCTGTTTTAACCATGTTTCGAATTCTTCACGAATTTGCTTAATTAGTTCCAGTGAAGTGAGTTGAACAAAATTTTCAGGGCACATAAACGGGGTGCCTAGTTCCAATTGACCGTAGACATACCCATCTTCATGGCGATCTACAATCGCATCACCTTTGATATGTTTACCTGAAAACTCAGTACGTGAATCGCTAATGAAATCTATGTGTACTCTTGTACCCTTTTTAAATTGCGTTGTTTTCGCTGCTGTTGGCTCTTTTGCTTGAGCTATTGTCTGATTCATGCTGTACCACCAATATGCTTAATAACGGTTTTAGGGACATTCAGACCATCACGCTCACATGCTTCTAAATATTCGTCTGGTTGATCAAATGGATCAGGCCACGGTTCTTTTACTGCTGGACTTGCCAAGTTTTGTTTTGGTTCAAGTTTTGGCGGTTGTTGAACTGTACGATTAGTAATATTTAGCTTCTGCTTCAATGCGTTAAGGCGCTGTACAGCTTCATCATTAGACACTGGTGCATGGCTTTTTTTCTTGTGTTCCAATTGCTTTGGCGGTACATACATTTCTTGGGTACGTCCCACTTGTTGTGCCTTTGCAACAAATGCATTGTATGTATTAATAAATTGCTCTCGTGCAGGTTTCATATACCCATCGAAGATCATTGGCAAAACCTCATCCAATGCAACTTTAGTTATTTGCGTGATTTGCACACTTTTATCGGCTGTAAATCGACATGCACGCGCCCAAGCTTCATCTGCTGACATCCAAGTCTCACCAATGCACCAATCACGGAAATCAGAGAAAGACGGCATGAACTTACCGCCTGATTTCAATAATCTGTTTCGTGCACGTTCAAACTGATCAATATTGACATCACAAAGACATTCCATCGCTTTAGATTCAACAAATTCCATTGGTACGGCGTTATCACCAGTTGTAGGAAAATTCTTGTTGAATTGCGCAGCGTGAATTACACGTAAATCTGAAATTAAGATGCGGATATCCTGAATCGTAATTTTATGCATGACCGTACTCCACATTAGCTATTAGCTTTTTTGGTGGAGTTACATCCACAATTGCGTTTGCGCTTTGTTCTTCATCGAGAATGCGCTCAAAATAGCCCTTAGCTGGTTGATTAGTATTTACAGGTTGATTCGCTTTGGTTTGTTTTTCACGGCGTTTAATCACATCTTGAATATTGTTTTGAATCCAAGTAAGCCATTTCACAAACCAGATGCTTGGAGTGTTTTTATCGTTTTTCGCTGCGAAGAAATCACAATAATCTTGTAGCAAGGTTTGAAAATCAGTTGATGAAATTGATTCATGTCTTGGTACAGCTAGATCAATGAAGTCCATTTGAAATTGTGAATGCTCACTTGCAAGTTCAAGTAACGAGTAAAACTCTTTGTCATGTGCTTTGTATGTTGCAAACTGAATCGGGACAAAATTAACTTTTCCCTCGCTCGCGTTATTACTATTACTATCTTGGTTATTGGTTAGTGGTTCTTGGTTATTGGTTAGTGGTTCTTGGTTAATGGTTATTGGTTTAGGCTTTTTTTGGCTTTCCGTTGGGTTTTCTTGGGTTAGCGGTGGGTTTATTTGGCTTTCAGTTGGGTTTTCTTTGGATTGTTCAATTGGTTGTTCGCCTTTTTGAGATTCACCTGAATCATCACCTGTTTTTGGTTTGTTTTTCGAACCTTTTGGACGACCGCCTTGTTTGCCATTTTCTGCCTGTTTAGTTATATATACTTTATAAGCGATTAAATCTTCTTGTATATGATTCTGAATATAGATGCCTTCCTCATTCATAACGAAGAATTTTTTCAACACAAACTTAACTGCTGCAATTTCTTCATCAGTTTCAGCCCATACCCAATCAATCGCTTGTGCTTCGCTTGGAAATGCTTCGCGGTCATAACAAGCATCCATAAGCAAGTTATAAACACCATGTTGTAAAATGTTAAGGCGACCTGCTTTACGATGATAATCACCAATTTTCTTTTCGTAGTAATGCATTAGAACGCCTCCATAAATAAATCTTGCTGATAAGGCATTTTTGAACTAATGCCCTCTTTTACAAACTGACATCTAGCCTGTGCTATTCCGAAATACTCTGCTTCACGTTCAATACCCACAAAGCTAAAGCCTTCTAATATGGCTGCTTTCCCTGTACTACCAGACCCCATAAACGGATCAAGCACTACACCACCTTTAGGCGTAACTAATCTGCACAAATAGCGCATTAATTCAGTTGGTTTTACAGTTGGATGAAAATTCCCATTTCGCTTAGACCAATCAACATTTTCACAATCTCGTATTGTGGAATTCATCTGCAGCATTGGCTTATTTGAGCTTTCAGTACCTTCATTTCGATCTGTGCGATTTGCTTTGGCACAATAGAAAAATCTTGCTGCTGATCCTTTGTCACCATAAGAAATTGTTTCTGTCCCATAAGGACGGCTTTCTTTACCAAATGAATTACTGGTATTACCGTTTAGGTCCTTACTTGAAGCTTTTATTTTGTTGTTACTTCCACTGGCGGTTATTGGGAAATTTGCCAAGACTTCTTCACTTCCATCATGAATTAAATTAGCTGGAAATCTTCCGAGTTGGTTTTGAACATATACCGTGTCTCTAATACCTGCTTTTACAGAGTTATACGCATTGCCTTTAATGTTGTTATTTTTAGTACTGGCAATCTCATCAGCCGTTTGAACACGGCATTCGTCTATATTGATAGCGCCTGTGCCGTATAACTCAACATTTTGAGCAACCGTACCAATTAAAGGTTTACGTGCGAAAGTAATCGGTTCAAGCGCTGGTTTTAATGCAGTACCCCAACCTTGCCATTCACCATCGAGGTTGTGAGATTTTGGAAAGCCTGAACCATAGATCCAAGCAATCATGTCTCTAATCTCAAAACCTGCATCTTCAATATTGCAAGCCATACGATGCTGTGTACGAGTACCAGCAAATGCTAGTAAGTGCCCACCGGGTTTAAGAACGCGAATACATTCTTGCCAAATTTCAATGCTTGGTACTTCACAATCCCATTTTTTGCCCATGAACTTAAGTCCATAAGGCGGATCAGTAACAATGCTGTCTATTGAGTTCTCAGAAAGTTCTTTCAAAACTTGTAAACAATCACCTTGATATAAATTGAATGGTTGCGTCATTTTTCACCACCATTGAAAAAAACATTATTTACTCGAGCAATTGCTGCCATCGGCATAGGCGAAACACTATTCCCACACATATGGACCTGTTCTGTTTTAGTTAGTGGCTTACCATCATGACCTTGTTCAATGACGTAAGAATCTGGAAAACCTTGGCCTTTATATAGCTCTCTTGGCTTGAGCATTCGAATTCGAATATCTACAATTACCCAAGGTTCACCTTTAATCCAAACAGTAACCAGAGCTAGACGATCTTTTGTGGTCAGTGTGTCTAGTGGTGCAGTGATGTCACGAGCATCGCCATTACCATAGAAATTGATAAAAAAGGCAGCTACTTGTAAGGCACCATTAAGATCTGTTTGACTAAAATGTGCTGAAATAAGCTGTTGCTGGCTTCCAGTATTCGTGATGGTTGATAAAGGCTCGAAAAGATGTCGCCCATCTGTCTCATTAAAACCACCATTGGCTTGCATCATGTAAGCTGCAACCAAGTTGCGACTTGAACCAGAAGCCGTGATAGTTCCTAGAGGATCAAGAATATTGTCACATCCATCACTCCATCTTGGATTTTCTGGTGTACCTTCTCCATGTCCAGCATGAATAAGCAATGGTGCAACTAAACCATGATGCCCACCTTTAACTTGAGCACAAATTGTTGTTAATGGTTGATCAGCAGACCAATTCCGCTGTTGAGATGCATTGGCAAACTCAGTCAGAAATGGCGCAATAATTGGACTAACCAAAGCACTATGACCACCAAATGCTGATGTCGTAGTTGCCAAAGGTTCAGTTATTTCATGCCCTGTTGAAGTCCCAAAGTCTCGGCTAATAAACGGTAATGTTGACTCAACCAAATAAGGATCATCTGTTTCTAAAACAAATTTTTTAAGACCGCGAGCAATACGCTTTAATGTCGCGTCAGCCAATGGTTTTGGGCGATTGAAAATAGATTTTCCAAGGTCACTAAAATCTATGATTTCAGCAGCTGCACGCCACTTTTGCTTTTTCTTGGTTGCTTTAGTTACTTTCGATTTCTTTATGTGCGTTGGTTCAGGCCATATGATCGGCTGTCCATCACATCGAGCTATAACAAATAAGCGCTCTCGTGTTGTTGGTGCACCATAATCAGCAGCAACAAGCTTTTTCCACTCCACTACATAGCCCAATCGCTCAAGATGACGAACAAATTGTTTCCATGTTTGACCAATTCTTTTTGGATCAGGTACTAAAAATTGATTATCTCGTGGAACATATTCACCAGGTTCAGCAACTCGATACTGTTTTTTCCCATTAACAATTATTTTATCTAAAGTAACAACTCGACCTGTTGCTTTATCACGTTTAGCAATCAATGGTCCCCAATTAAGCATCTGCTTAACGTTTTCCATTGAGATAACATCTGGTTTTACCTTTCCAGCAAATTTAGGAATAACCCAAGCTAAATCGCGAATCTCTTTTTTCCGTGGTTGACCGCCAGCAGCTTGGGAGTGATGGGTACAATCCGGACTCGCATGAAACCAGCCGACTGGATACCCCTCACAGATTTCTACAGGATCTACTGCAAAAACATCCTGAACATAATGTTTTGCGTGAGGATGATTAGCCTCATGCATTGATAGTGCTTTGGGATTGTGATTTACGGCTGCAAAAACACTACGGTTTAAACCCATCTCTAAACCTGTGCTTGCTCCACCACCACCAGCAAAGAAATCAACAATGATTTTTTCAGAAAAATTTAAATCGAATTGAGTTTTAAATGAGGTCGATAATTTTACAAAGCTAGTCATTGAGCTCCTCCTTTAACTACATATTTGATCTCTCCATTCAAAATTGCTTGGATCAAACGTTTGTGTTGAGGTGCCCAATATAAGGATTTGACGTATACCCTTAATTTTCCATAATCATGCTGTTTCCGGTTTATAAACCAATCAGCTTCTTGGTAAGTTAAGAAAACACCAACGTCAAACCAATCTGTTTTGAAATGTGTTTTGTACAGATGTAGATCATTTTCGTTTGAAAAGGCTTCAAGCGCTTCATCCTGTTCCCTTTTGTCCAAGTCACAGAATAGTTGACTATGATTTGCTAAAGATAAGGCATTCAATGCATGTTTATCTTCAGCATCTAGTTCATCATAGTAATCTTGTGCACTGTCAAACTCTGTCCCGTCCTCGCCATCAATCCAACACTTTTTATCGGAATATTCTGAATTAAGTCCATAGACTTTTTTTTCTTCCTGAACATGAAAAATAGGACTTGCTGTACCAAGATTAAAATCTGTTTGAGATGATTTAAGATCAGCAACCAGTTGTAACCATTCATCTAAAGTAAATTGGCTCATACTGCACCGCCTTGGATAACCTTAAATTCGAGAACCCATACCCAAGGATTTTTATTCCACTCATTTTGTCCGTAGATTTGTTCCCATGTAACACGGAAATTAGTTTTTGCACCAATTGCATAACCCATTTCAATTGCAGACGGATGTGTTGAATAGTCAAATCCTTCGGCTTTTGCATCCGCTGAAGTAATGTCTTGCAGACGCTCAACTCTAACTTTTGTTATTTCAAGAACTAAGCGACATGCTGAACGTGGCATGTGAATTGATGGTTTCCACTTTGACTCATCATCTAAACAATCTGCGTAATACAAATACGTTCCATGTGGAGGGCAATTGCAATACTCATAGCAAGGGCATTCATCACAATCATATTTGCGCCATGTTTCACGAACCCATAATTGGTCGCCAACATTAAATTCACTGAAAGGCGTTTTATATGCTGCATCGGCAAGCCAACCACTATTGCAGTTCTTAAAAAATTTTGGATTGTTGTAACAACGTAGAACTGCATATTTTGCATCTGTATCAGAAGTTTCCACGCCACGTTTAAAACGTTCAACAGCATCAGGCTGGCGACGCATAACTCGACGAGTCTGAGTCTTAGTACCATTTAAAATGGCTTTAACCATAGATGTGCTAAATAAAATCGGACGTTCTTTCATACCATCACCTCATCTAATTTCTTAAATTCGGCAATGACATCTTTCAGAATGTCTAATAGAAATACATAGTGGCTATTTGATAAGCTAGGATTTTTATCCCACCACCAATCATCACCAAGTAAATTACTTAATAACTG